GCGATGCAATTTGTAATGAAACAATTTATTTACAAGTGGTTTTCATGAGCGAATTAATACGCAAATTTATGCTCAGTTTTTTGATTTTTTTTGCAATTTTTATGATTTTAGGCTGGTTTTTTTATGTTTAACGCGCTGCTCTTTTAAAAAAGTCTTCATTTTTTAGACTTTTTTGACGAGTATTTTATTAAATACTTTTTGTTGGGCAGTGCCCACTCAGAGAGAAAAAAAGTATGATTGATTATAAAATTGTTATCGAAGACATTTCAAAACTTAAACCTCATCCAAAAAATCCAAATCAACATACTAAAGAACAAGTCGAAAGACTAGCAAAACTAATTAAACAACTTGGGTTTAGAGTTCCAATTATCGTTTCTAAACAAAGTTCGTTTATTGTGTCTGGACATTGTCGACTTGAAGCTGCTCAGCTCCTCGGATTAAAAAGTGTTCCTGTTTTTTATCAAAACTTTGACTCTGAAGAAGCTGAATATCAGTTTTTAGTTTCTGATAATGCTATTCACGACTGGTCAGAACTTGATTTTAGCAAAATTCACGAAGAGCTCGCTCAGCTTGGTGATTTTAATTTTGATTTAGAGTTATTAGGAATAAAGAATTTTCGTTTAGATGTTTTTCCAGAGGAAAAAAATGAAACTCAACAAAAATTTTTACTTGAGATTGAATTTTCCTCTGACGAAGAGAGAAATAAAATATATAACGAATTAATCGAAAGAGGATTATCTGTTAAAAAAATTTAGAAGGAATTTTTATGGCAAGACCAAGAAAAGAAATTGATTGGAAAATTTTTGAGGGCTTATGTAGTATTGCTTGTACGATCACAGAAATCTGCGCAGTTTTTGATATCGACGATATGACTTTGTGTCGCATGATAAAAAGAAAATACAAAAAAAGTTTTTCGGAAATTTACAAAGAAAAAAGATCGCTCGGAAATGTTTCTCTGCGTCGAGCGCAATGGCGAGCTGCCGTCGAGCAAGGAAACACAGCAATGTTGATTTTTTTAGGTAAAAACAGACTCGGACAGACAGACAAAGTCGAAGCTGTTTATGTAAACAAAGATAATTTAGTCTATGAAAGACCAGAAACGATGAAATGACAACTTTTAGTTATGAAGAAATAATTGAAGAAAGAAAACCACAAGCTAACAAGAAAAAAGTTCTTGTTGCTTTTTGCGGATCAAAAAAGTGCGCGGGCACCAGAGCTTTGATCGAAAAATCAAATGTCGCAAGACACTCAAGCTTTTGTCCAGATTGCGGTTATAGTCTCGTTTGGAAATATATAAACAAAAAATATTTATGATAAAACACACAAAACAAATTGAAGCATTAAACGATCAAACGCGATTTCAATTTTGGCTTGTTGGCCGCAGAGGCGGAAAAACGATCGGGCTTGTTGAAAAACTTTGTGAGAGTGTCGCAAGCGCGCCGCAATCGTCAGATATTGTTTACATCGCACCGACGCTGCAACAAGCGTACGAGCTTGTGTGGGATCTTCTTGTCGAGCGATTCGATCAGCTCGGTTGGCGCTACGTCGATCAAAAATCAAAAAGACGTTTTGAGTTCAGAGGGAATATTAATCTTTATGTGCTCGGTGCCGAAAAAATTCGTCGAATTCGCGGACACAAAGTTTGGTTTTTATGTCTTGATGAACTTGCGTTTTTTGAAACGCCGCTAAAAGAAGTTTGGCGCGCTTGTCGTCCGACTCTTTCTGATTTAAAAGGAAAAGCGATTTTAGCTACAACACCGAACGGAAAAAACACAGACGCATATGATTTTTATCTCGAAGCTTTGTCGAAAAAAGATTGGAAAATTTTTTCTTGGACAACTTTTGAAAATCCTTTTATTTCAAAAGAAGAAATTGAAAGCGCTCGACACGAATTAGACGAACGTTCGTTCAATCAAGAATATTTAGCGCAGTGGGTTGCGTTCGAGACTTTAGTCTATTACAATTTTGACGAAAACATTCATGTCACTAAACAAAATAAGTTTGATGCAAAAAAACCGCTCGTTCTTTGTTTTGATTTCAACGTAAATCCAACCACTTTGCTTCTTCGTCAATCAAAAATTGTCGATAATCGCGAAGTGCTTTGCTACTTGAAAGAATATTCTTTAAAACACTCTTCTACGCTCGACACTGTGCGTAAGTTTTGCGAAGAGTATAAAGATTTTAAGCATGAACTCCGATTGAAAATTCGCGGCGATTCAACAGGCTCGGCTCGCAGTTCGCCGACGGGTAAAAGTGATTATTATTATGTGTTAGAACTTTTGAAAGAATATGGTTTTATGTTTGATTTTGAAGTATTAGCAAAAAATCCAGTTGTCGTTGATAGAATTATGCACGTAAATTCTTACTTGCGAAATTTTCGCGGTGAGCATAGAATTGAAATCGATCCTACTTGCGTCGAATTGATTCGTGATCTTTCGTCGCAAGAAACAAAAAGCGGTCAGCGTTTGCCTGATGATAAAAATAATCTAGGTCATAAAGCTGATGCTCTGGGATACGATGTTTATTATGATTATATTAGTCGAAGTAAAAAACCGACGCAAATTTTTAATTTGTAGGTAAGCAATGACGAGACAAGATATTATAAATTTAATAAGTTACGTTAGAAGCAATTCAGAGTTTATCGAGCACAATAAAAAACTTTTTGAAATTTTCGAGGGGGATCTTTTAAAATATATTCTTGCTGATTTAAAACAGCAATTATCTCCTGAAGCCTTTTCGCAAATTCAATATAGAATTTGTCCTATCAATGTTTTGAAAAGAATTATTTCTAAGCTTTCAAAAATTTACGCAAGATCTCCTCAGAGAATTTTGATTAATGGTAATTCTAGCGACGAAGAGCTTTTAAATTTTTATGTTCAAGAAATGAAATTAGATCAATACATGACAGTTGCGAATGAGCTTTTTAATTTACATAAATGTGTAACAATTGAGCCTTTCGTCGAGAACAATCTGCCTCGATTGCGAGTAATTCCCGCAGACAGAAATTTATTTTTTTCAGACGATAAAGTTAATCCGCTACGACCAACAGCATGGATTAAATTTGTTGGCTCGCGAAACGGAAAAAATATTTTTTATATTTACACAGATGAAAATTTTTATCCTGTGAGCGAAGACGCAGAAATTTTAAATGATATTTTGATTGCAAACGAAAACATAGAAGCAATTAATCCGTTCGGGAAAATTCCAGCAGTTTACATTAATCGCTCACATTATTCTTTATTGCCAACGATCGACACAGATACTTTTAAAATGTCAAAAGCAATTCCAATTTTGTTAAGCGATTTAAATTTTGCAGTCATGTATCAAAGTTTTTCAATAATTTTTGGAATTGATGTTCAAGTTGATAATTTAGTGAAATCGCCAAACGCTTTTTGGTCTTTTCGCTCAGATCCAACAAGCGACAAAAAACCTGAAATCGGAATTTTAAAACCAGACGTTGACATTGACCAAGTTTTAAATTTGCTCAAAACTGAACTCGTCATGTGGTTAAATTCTAAAAATATTCGAGCTGGCTCAGTTGGTGATTTGAATGCAGAAAATTTTGCAAGCGGGATTAGTAAAATCGTAGATGAGTCAGACACATTCGAAGATCGTCAAGCGCAGATTCCTTTTTTCGTTAACGCAGAAGCAGAGTTGTTTAATTTAATCATTAATCATTTGCATCCTTTTTGGAAAGCGGCGGGAATGATTGACACAAAACTTGACTGGTCACGCGGAGTTCAAGTCAGAACTATTTTCCCAGAGCAGTTACCGCTCATAAACAGAAATGAACTCGTTGACACTGTGATTAAAGAGTTGCAAGCTGGACTGACGACGCGAGAACTTGCGATTAAAAGACTTAATCCTGAAATGACAGAAAAAGAAGTACTAGATTTAATAAATAAAATAGATCAACAAACAACAATTTTTATCGAGGGGGACGAAAATGTGTAGAGGTAAAACATCTAAAAAAATGTCAAAAAAATCCATCAAAAAACCAGCAAAGAAAAAATAAATAATTTTTGTTTATGGTTGAAAAGAAATATATTCAACATACTGTGAAAATTCCAGAAGAATATCCGAAAGAGTATCGTCTTGCGATCGGGCAAGCGATTGTTGAATATATTCGAGAAAGAACTCAGTCTGGTCGTGGGGTTGGGGGAAAAAGTTTTCCTGCTTACTCTAAATCTTATATGAAATCTTTAGATTTTAGAGTAAGTGGGAAGACAAAAAAAGTTAATTTAACTTTGTCGGGCGACATGCTCGCTCAGCTTGATGTGATTAAGCAAAAAAGGGGTGAAATCGTTGTGGGCTATGATCCCAGCGACGAGGTTGCTCCTCGCGTTGAAGGCAATGTCAGAGGTACTTACGGTAATCCGACGCCGCTTAAAGGAAAAGCGCGTCCCTTTTTGGGTTTAACAGAAAAAGAGAAAGAAAAAATTTTAAAAGATTTTCCGATTGATGAAATTTCAAAACTTAATGAAGAAATTTTGCGTTTTGCTCGCGAGAAGCAAGAAAAAAAATTAAATTCGCTTGTAGCAGACGACGATGAATTAAAAACTTTTGTTAAATTTGCTAAGGAATTATATGACACTGACGATTAATGATTTTAAAAAACAATTTCAAGTTGCTGCAAAAAAAATTCAAGACAACTTGAATTCAATAAATTCCAATGAGAATTTACAAAAGATTGCACCACAAATTGTGACGATGATGCAGTCTCGTGTGCGTCGCGGTTTTGGTGTTGACAAATCAGGTGATAAACAAAAAAAGTTTACTCCGCTTTCAAAAAGTTATATTGAGTATCGTGCTGGTCGAGCTGTTTACTTCAAACATCCGAGCACAAACAAAACTGTCAGAGTTGAAAAAAGTAAAAAAACGTCAATGTATTTTAAGTTTAAAACTCCAATTAATAAGAATGTAACTAGCGTCTCTCGATCAAATTTGAGTTTAACAGGTCAGATGATCGATAGCATTAAATATTCGATTTTGAACTCTAAAATTAAACTATATTTATCTAATCCGCGGGCTGAGAAATTAGCTGGCTTTCACGAAACGGGTTCAAAAATCTTACCAAGAAGAAGATTTTTTCATTTAAGCGATATGGAAATAAAAAAAATTAAACAAATGTTTCAACTTACAGTAAGCAGTGCTTTGCGTGAGTTGATTAAAAAATAAAGGAGTAAATTTTATGTCAGATCAAAAAAGTTTCAGTGAAACAAACAATCAAGTCAGTGACGAGATTGAATCAAAAAAACAAGAGACAAAAACTCAAGAAGAAAAGCAGCAAGAAGATAAAGTTGCTTACGAAACTTATCGAAGAGTTTTGTCTGAAAAGAAAAAAATGCAAGAACGCTTAGAGCAGTTAGAAAAACTTGCTCGTGAGCGGGAAGAAGCCGAGCTCAAAGAAAAAGAAAAATGGCAAGAATACGCGAAGCTGAAAGAAAAAGAAGCTTTAGAGATCAAGCAAAAATATGACGAAGAGATCAAAGCAAAAACTGACATGATTAAAATGAGCAGTTTTCTCGACGCAATCGACGGTGTCGTGCCGAGAGAATATTGGAGCTTAATTGATCT